GTACCTGCGGGCGAGTACCTGCTTGAGGACGGTGTGACCAAAGTGGTAGTAGGCGAAGATGGCCTTATTGCCGAAATCGAGCGTGAAGAACAATCAACTGAGATGAGCAGTGAAGACCTCGTTGCTGTAATCGGTCAATTGTCTGAGCGTATCGCTGCACTTGAAACTGAAAAGACCGAGCTTGCTGCAGCGGTTGAATCTGCTAAAAAGGATGCGGAGGTTGTAAAGGCTGAACTTGCAAAAGTTAAGAAAGCCCCTGCTGTTCCTAGCGTTAAATCACAAGAATTCAAAAAGAATGCTGCACCTGTGGTTGCATCGAATGGTAACTCATTCAGCGACTTCATGGAAAGTATTCGTTCCAAAAAAGTAAATTAATTCACCTCATAATTTAAATTTAGTATGCCAACAACAACTTCACTCACCACCACCTATGCAGGTGAATTAGCTGGTGAAATTATCGCAAAGGCTTTGTTGCAGAACGTATCAACTCAATACGTTACAATGAAGCCAAACGTACCTTACAAATCAGTGGTACGTAAAATTGATGACACTGTAACTTTCGCTGCAGGTACATGTGACTTTACCCCAACAGGTACTATCACTTTGACCGAGCGAATTTTGACCTTGGAAGAGTTCCAAGTTCAACGCCAAATCTGTAAGAAGGATTTCTTTACAGACTGGACAACTGCCGATGTAATGTCAGGACGTGTTAACACACAAATCCAAGACGCTATAATCGAGCGTATGACAGGTGGTATTGCTGCTGCAAACGAGACAATCATGTGGTCAGGTGTTAACGCAACAGCTGGTCAGTACGATGGTTTCGAGACTTTGATTAAGGCGGGTGGTTCAGGCGCTGTATCTGCGGGTTCAGGTGCTTTGGACGCTACTAACATTATCGCTACCATTTGGGACATCATCAACACTGCAAACTCTGCTGTGAAGGGTGCTGCTGAAAAGCCTGCATTGTACATGGGACAGGCTGCATGGGAAGCTTACATGCAAGCACAGATTGCTGCCGGCAATGGATGGTATTTGACCGCAGGTCCAGAAGTTAGCCGTCGCTTCGTAGGTATGTACGAAATCTACGTTTGTCCGGGTATGACTGCGAACAACATCATTTTCGCGCAACCATCAAACTTGTGGATGGGTACATGGCAAGAGAACCAAATGAACGAAGTGTTCATCTTGGATATGCAGAATTTGGATGGATCACAGAACGTTCGTTACGGTGCACGTTTCTACTTGGGTGCTCAAATTGGTATCGGTGAGGACATCACATATTGGGGAGCATAATTAATAATCAAGGGGGTGTAACAGCCCCCTTTTAAAACTATATAAAACATGGCTTGTGAATTAACCACAGGATTTACACTCGGATGCCTTGAAGGTATCGGAGGTGTTAAAGAAATTTTGATTGCTAACTACACCGACCCAGTATCAGGTAACGAATTTATTTCGGGCGTTACTTACGATGCTGTAACAGGTGAAGTAGACGGCTTGCCTACTTGGACTCTTTACCGCTATGTACCATTCCGCAACAGCGGTTCATACATTGAAACCGTAAACAAGAATCTTGAGACAGGTACATTGTATTTCTCTCAAGAAGTTGGATGGACTTTCGGTAAGTTGAATCAAGATATGCGCAACGAGTTCCTAAACGTTGCAAAGGCTAAAATGATTGTGTTTGTACGCACCAACGATGACCAAATTTTGTTGATAGGAACAACTGAAGGTTCGCAACTTACTGCCGGTACTGTTCAATCGGGACAGCAGAAAGCAGATTTGATGGGTTATCAGGTGACAACGGTTGCAGAAAACCTCGAGCCTGCTGTACACCTTGAGCCATTCACATCAGTACCTTTTGACAACTTCGCTGGTATTACTGTAAGCCCTGCTTACTAAAATAGTTTTCCGTTGTGTTCTTGTTGTATCGTAAAAGGGGCAGGTTTTAACTTGCCCCTTTTTAAATAAAGTAGCATGATATATTTACAGACTAACACACCAACACAGCAAGTGTTTTTGTCACTTGACGAAGCACGGCAATACTTTGCCACACCATTTACCAACTACTTGTTGGTCTTAACACACGAAGAAAACAGCACAACGGGCAATCAACTTGCACAGGTTGCCACCATCGTTAACGAGAATACACGAATAACAGAACTTGAAATCACCACTGTTGGCCTTACCTTAGCGGGCAGGTACAGGTATGAAGTATATGGACAAAATTCTAGTAGCAATATTGACCCGGCAAGCGGTCTTGTTATTGGTTTGTGTCAGCGTGGATATGCTGTATTGAATCACAACACAACGTGGTTTGATGTGCCTGTTGTAACAATACCAAATGACATAATCTATGAGCCATAACGAATCGAATATAGTATCATTGAAGCTTAGCGAGTATGTTGCTAAGAGCGATGCCGAGAAAGTTGACCGTAAAGGTTGGGTGAACTACGGTGATCAAAATGATTTTCCACAATACTTACGTGACCTTGCCCACGAATCACCAGTACATGGTAGTTTGGTTGTTGCCATTGGTGACATGATAGCGGGAAAGGGAATTAAGTCGGAGCAATACCAAGCGGAACTGGATGCACTTGACATAAACACTTTGACCTATGCAACCGCGCACGACTTAAAGTTGTTTGGCGGGTTTTTTATAGAAGTGATTTGGAGCAATGACCGCACGGTTATATCAAAGCTAAACGCGATACCATTCGAAGAGTGCCGCATTGCGGTTAATCAAGATGACGATAGTGAAATAGGAATCTTTCACAGCTACGATTGGAGCAATACACGCAAGAAAAAGAACACACCTGAGTTCATTCCTAAGTATAACTACCTAACACGTGAGCAGGAGCCACGCCAAATCTATTGGTGTTTTACTTATACAGGTAGTGACACCTACCCACGTCCCGATTATTGGTCTGCTATCAACTACATCGAGTTAGATAAGCAAATTTCTATATTCCATATCAACCAAATATCAAACGGTTTATTCCCTTCTACTATCATTAACTTCTACAACGGCCAAGCAACGCCCGAACAGAAGCAACAAATGATGATGGACTGGGAAAACAAGATGAGCGGTGCGCGTAATGCGGGAAAGGTTGTGATGTTCTTTAACGAACGCGATCAACCCAAGACTGAAATTACACCATTTCCTGTGAACGATGCGGATAAGCAGTATCAATTAATGGATACAACCGCAACTCAAAAGATTATTACAGCGCATCGTGTAACTACGCCTTTGCTGTTTGGTATTCGTGACACTGGCGGTGGCTTTGGTAGCAACAAGGATGAAATGGCTACGGGTCTTGAAATATTCAACAAGCAAGTTGTAGAACCGTATCAGGCAAAAATCAATAAGAGCATTGAAGAATTATTAGGCAATCAACTACCGGGTGTAGAATTTGAAATCGTACCGAACACTCCACTTGTAATTGAACAAAAAGCTGAAGTAGTTGAAACAACTGTTGAGCCTGTGGTTGCTTCGTCATTAGATGCTGAACAAATTAGTTTAATAGTACAGGCCACATTGATGGCTTTTGAAAAAAAAAAAGATGATAGCACCGTAGGCGATGCGCTTATTGCGCTTGGTGAAGATTGGAAAGAGGAATGGATATTAATAGATAGCTACAACGCAGATGAGGAAATTGAACACGAGTTTGCAGTGCGCACAGGCGCAGCTCGACCAGGGGCAAAGAGTGAGCAGGATGCCATTATCGATGGTAAGTATTTTATTACTCGTTATGTTTATGCAGGCAGCTTTACTCATGATAATATGCGCCCATTCTGTAAGAAGATGCTTGAAGCGGGCAAGCTTTACCGCATGGAAGATATTGAAGCGATGGAGTTTGTTCCTGTGAATCCCGGATGGGGGCCGAACGGAGATGACGTTTACGATTTGAAAAAATTTAAGGGCGGAGGCAACTGCAAACATTACTGGGAAAAAAGGGTGTTCGTTGATGCGAAGGGCGCAAAGATTAATCCCAATGATCCAGATGCAAAGCGCATCGCTGTGGCAATGGCTGAACGCATGGGATATAAAGTGCGCAATCCGCTATACGTAGCCCAGCTACCCGAAGACATGCCACATCGTGGCTTCCTACCAACTAATCCTATTTACGGAAATCAATAATTACAACTATGCCAGAAGTATTACTAATATCAGAGAACTATATCAAAAAGTATAGCACGGTGAACGGAAGTGTTGACCCTAACCTGTTATACCCATCCATCTATTTAGCACAGGACAAGTGGTTACTTCCCTTTTTGGGAACTGATTTGCTCAATAAGATTAAAGCCGATGTAGCCGCTAACACAATCGCGGGCAACTATCAAGTATTACTTGAGGATTACATCCAAAAGATGCTCCTATGGTGGGTTATGGTCGATGTTACGCCGAACCTTTGCTACCGAATGGACAATGGAACTTTGGTGCAACGCCAGTCTGAAGACACCGTGCCGGTATCGGATGTGGTTATGAAGGATATGATAGATCGCGCAAGGCAAAACGCACAGCATTACACCACTTTGCTTGTCGATTACCTATGCGCTAACAGCAGTTTGTTTCCTGAATACTCAACAGCGCAATGGCCTGACCGTTCACCACGTACGGACGTGACCAATGTACTCAACTACCAATTCAGCACGGGCAACACAGCAACTTCATTTAATCCTACTTACTCACGTAATATCATTAACAGAATACCATGAGTGAAAAAAAGAAATTGAAACAAGATTACACCGAGCGCTTGCGCAAGTATGAGCGTGAACTATCATTAAAACTCAGAGCCAATGGCAAACAAGAAGGAACAACAGCAGCCAAAAAGTAACACTTTCAAATCACTGCGCTACAAGCTGCAGTTGATAGATGGATTGTGGTCTATACCACTTGCGTTTTTAATCTTTGGCATATCGGGCACCGTATCCGTTGCCTACTTTAATGATGCCATAATAAGCACAGAGTATATTCAATTTGTTATACTTGCTGCACTTGTTATGGTCTTTGCCAATTTCGTTGTTTTTTTGGGCCTCAGATTCAATTTTCGGGCATTGCAAAAGGAGATATACAACAAGGAAGTCAAGTATGAAATAAATACCTATCTAACCACATGGCAAAAGGTTGTCTTATACCTGCTCTTATACTCGTTCTACTTTGCTGCATACCTGTATATCTTACACATGCTGATGACGGTTACTGCGTAAGGGTAACCTCTGCTGCGTTT